GACGGAGACTGAGAAGGACCGCCGCGAGTGGCCGCGCCGCAGACGATTTTTTGATTGGTGACGTTAGCCGAACCAGTCCCGGAGTCATAAAAGTTAGTCGGAGACCCTGGAACCGACCACTGAACATACCCATTGTTGCCGTAGACCCAAAGATACGGGGGAGTAGACAACACCCCGCCCGACACCTGAGCGGGGCCTTTGGTGGAAGAACCGGGAGCGGGCATCGCCGTCAAAGCCGAACTAAGACTATTAGCGTTGCCGTAGTAAAGCTGAACGTTGGTCTCATCGTCTATAGAAGCTAACGAGGGCGCGGCCATCGCGAACAACAAAGCCGTGCTGGTCCCCGTTGGGTCATACATTACGTCCATAGTCCAAATGTACGAAGTGTTGGTCGCAAAACTGGTCGGAGTACGGTCAATTATGCCAGCGCCGACGCCCGTAGAATCAAACTGACAAGCCTCTAATTTAGAAGACGAACCCGTGTGAACGTTAACCGTCCCGGTTTGATTCGAAATGAACATCCCACGAGACAATCCAGCAAAACCAGACGTCATCTGCCGATAACCACCCATCTTTCGGGGCCGTCCGCGCTGAAACCGACAATGCTGGGCGTCGTTATAAAAATCGCTTTCCAGATCCGTGCCGTCCCGCTTAACCCCGGGCTTGGAAGCAAGATTAACGAGTTTCCTCATCTCGCTCATGCGCGAATTCCTTCTGCCTTGTTGATGCGAAGATCTCGCGTCTGCTGCTGGTCTTCTGCAGACAGAGAAGCTAGAGCGCGATCATAAGAGGCTTGCCAGACCGCTACTCGCTCGTCGTCTTTCAGATAAGGCGCGGTTTCTAACAAGCAAGCATACAACAGCAAATCTGGGGCGTTCAGAGTAAGCCAATTCGACGTGTTCACACTGTCCAGAGGATCGACCTTTTCAAAATACGAAAGCTCGAACGGGTAAGCCGCGTCTGGCGTGGGCGCTATCAAAAAATGGTTATAATCATAATCAGCATAATAAAGCGGCTCTGCCGTGGCGGTGCCGTCTGGAGCATAATACCGGCAGAAATCATATGGCCGCTTCTTAAGCCATTTGCGTGTCGTGGAAGTAGCTCCGGTGCCGAAGTTGAAGTAAGCCGTGGAATGCCAGCGCTGGGGTTTGTCCACTACATTAATGCCCGCCACAAAGGCCGAAACCACTGTCCGACGAAGCCCAAGGACCTTGGACTCGCGGGCGATGCGGTTTTCGGCCAACGCGATAAACGTCGGGATCTCACTAATCAGTGACGTATCTAAACGATCCAAATATGATTCCAGGGTCGTCGTCAGCGAGCTATACGTCATGATGTAAGTCATGGCAGTCTCCAGTTACTTTGAGGCTACGCCTTTGATCTTTTCCAGTGAACGCATGGTCCCAAGACCCAACATCCCCATGAGGACGGTTGAGAGGGTGCTCATGTCGAACGGGATCACGATGGAATCGTGCCCAAACAACTGCGCAAGCCAGTTAAGAATGGGGAGCAAGAGGAAGTGTGCGGCAAAAGCCGCCCCACACGCCCAACCCACGAACGGACGCCAACCCGAAACGAAGATGTTCGTAGAAGCAGCTTCAATCTTGTTGATGTCAATCTGCTGCTGGACGCTGGCAAGCGCCGCCTCCATCTGGGTCTTGATAAGAAGAGCCTCTGCGCTTGCCTTAGCAGCAGGGTCGGGCCAGATCTTGTTGATCAGGGTGTCAGCAAGACCGGCGACAGCACTAAGCGGATCCATTGTCTTTCTCCGTGGCATGAGAGTGAACAGTGAACAACCGATTCATCCAACCTTTGCCGTAACGGTCAAAGTTGGCGGTTTCGGCATATTTCATGGCCCGTGTCGCCATAAACAAGTTAAGCCAATTGACGGGATTAACCGCTTGAAGTCTAGCAACAGTAGCTGGCCCAATGAGGCCGTCGTCTTTCACGCCCGCCGCGACCTGCGCGAACTTAATCGCCCGTCCCCGGCCCTGATTAACAGCGCAATCAAACAGGGGGTAAGCCACCGTCCAGTTAAACTGGTCGCCTTTCACCGCGTCCCAGTAATCTTTCTTGTAGATCTCCTTGGCCTGAACCAGAGTGAGAGCTGCGATATCCAGATCCGGATAAGCCGACTTGGAGATGCCGAACTTGGTCTCCCCGCCCGGGTCATGCGGATCATTAGAGTACTCTCCCTCAGAGCTTATTACAAGATTAAAAGCGCGCGAAAAGTTGTCCATGATCATCCCTTTACTAATTTGGCGAAGACACCCAAGATCTTGTCGCCCCCGGTCAAGATTAAAACAACCATGAGAACCCATTGCATTTGCTGCAACGACCGGAGTCCCTGCGCGAGTTCTCGGTAGCGCATCGTGCACTGGTCAACGTGAGCAGGAAGTGATTCCCGTTCACTGGACGACGAAGAATTTAGATTTTCGCCTAAGTCCGGATTGATTAGCTTGTCGAAAATCATGATTACCTACTTTCGTGCCAGAGAACGTACCTCAACATCCCGTCTGGGGACTGAAGACATTACACCCTTAAAAGAGAGCAAAGAAGTAGCTTGTATTCGGATTATAGGTGACGATGACAACGCCTTGAGCGCCAGCGGCACCATTCGGGTTTGTTCCGGCGCTGCCACCAGAAGACGCGCCGCCACCGCCATACAAACCACCGGAGCTACCGGATCCACCATTTTCACCCGCACCGTTACCACCACCGCCACCGCCGCCGCCACCACCACCAGAGCCAGCAGTTCCTCCAGCCGTAACAGTATATTCAGTTCCAGCCCCACCAATGCCGCCAGTCCCGCCAGCCGTCGGGGTAGTACACGAACCACCGCCGCCACCACCCGCACCATTTGTTCCAGTGCTGCCAGTCCCGCCGGGTGAAGTGCCGCCAGTAGCGCCAGCGCCGCCAGAGTAACTTAAGCCGCCAGCGCCGCCCGTTTGTTGCCCAGTTGTGCTGCCAGCAACACCAGCGCCACCCGTACCTCCACCACCCGCACCGCTAGATCTGTTTACAGTGCCAGCATTGCCCCCGGCAAACCCGTTGCCCAGATCACTGCCCGAGGAACCGCCGCCAGCACCGCCACTATTGGAAGTGGCACCCCCAGATCCACCACTGCCGCCAGAATACTTCGTAGAGCCAACGCCAGATGCAGAAGCGCCACCCGCACCAGCACCAGTTCCGCTTGAAGCAGATCCCCCTTTAGCAAGAGCGCCATCAGCCGCAAGCGTTGGAGCAGAGTTGGTTGTCTTATTAATCCAAGTATCGCCACCACTAGTGCCTAAGTTCGAGGAAGCGGCAGTACCGCCTGCGCCACCGGATCCGATTGAAATATATACTGTGGCACCCGCTGTAATTCCTATTGCGCTTACCGAAGAATAAGCGCCGCCTCCGCCCGCGCCACGGGCCGTTCCAGTGGCAGAACGCGCGCCACCACCACCACCACCGATAACCCTGATGGTACTACCAGCATCAGTCCAGTCAGCAGGAACAGTCCAAGTAGTTCCTGTTGTAAAGAGAAGCGTAGTCGGCATCAGACCACAACCTCTTCAACGGGAAGCTGGACTGCCTCTTCAAGAGGAGGGGGGTTGGGGTTGGAGAATGTGTTGGTGGAAGGATCATAAACCCAGCCAATATCACAAAATTCACCCTCAATTAAGCCAACCAAGATGCAGCCATCAGGCGGCGGGTCTATTGCGGGATCTGCCACAATGACATTAATTACGATCATCGTATTATTATCCACAACAGCGCAATTCATTTTAGCCTCCTTATACCTCAGTGGCTACTGCAACCACATCCCACGACGGGATAACAACATTATAAATCAACCCCAAATAAGTAGTTTTGGAAATCACCGTGGTGGTGGGGAGCGTGACACCAACAGCCCTGTAAATCGCATTATAAGTAAGCGCCCTAGCAGTGCCGTTGTCCTTAATGCGAATGATAAGCTTTTGACCATCCAAAGGCGTGCCAGCAGGAACGGCAAAAGCCGCAGCAGCAGCCAGCGCAGTTAGATTGTACTGGTCCGTTGTGGAAACGTCTGGCGTTGGTGTGGCACTAGAAGCCACGTTGGTTATGCGCGGATTGATGCGACCGACAATAGCCCCAGAAACAGACAACGAACCTGTGACATCGACAGCAACGGTAGGGGCGGTGACGCCGCCAAACCTTGTGTTGCCATTAAAAGCGTTGTTTGCCGTGGAAGCCGCATAGAAGTTCCAGGCACCTGTAGCAGCAGTAATATTGCTATAAAAACCCTGTTGGGTAGTAATGGCCGAACCAACGCCTAGCGAGGTATTAGCAGCCGAAAAATGCCTAAGAGTGGCAAGAGTAAACGCGGCAACAGCAGTGGCTGGGGCCGAACGAAACGCCTCATACAAGGTAGTAACACCAGACTGAGCAGTCTGAGCCATTACCAACCCGTAAGACGTTGCCGCACTGCCAGTATTGGTGTTGAAAGCAAGGAGAGTGTCAGCGGCAATCGCACCAAAAGCGTTAGTACCATGAGCACCAGTAGCAACAATTGAAGTAGACACCGCCCACGTGCTAGTGCCGCTTCGATAGGCATAACCGGTTCCGGTGAGACCTTCAAGCGCCGCCAAGTCATCAGCCAAAGCTAATGTTATGTTGCCGCTTGATGTAACTGGAGACCCCGAAACAGTGATGCCCGCTGCTGGGGGGGTGATGCCCACTGAAGACACTGAGCCGGTGGCAAGGGTACTGGAGCTAAGAATATCAGTGCCATCGCAATACACGATAACACGATAACCCTGGGTAATGGTGTAACCCGTACCAGCTGAAGTCTTAACCGTCAGGGTGTATGCGCCAGTTGTATTGTTATAAATGGTGTACTGCTGAATTACTGTCGGCAAAATTACGTTGATATTGCCAGTCAAAGCGCCAAAATATGTATGAATAAGGTTAGCGGCTTCAGCCGTAGTAAGGGTAACATTAGAGCTACCAGCAACGTTCTTGCTAAGAATGGAATAAGCAAAGGTATTAGAACGACCGCGCCCAACCGTGTACCATGTGGATCCTGAGCAAATAACGAAGCACGACTCGCCGGGGTTTAGAGCAATCGAAGGGGTGGACCCATCAATGGTATCCGGCGCAGTAGGTGTTAGGCTAAGAGCGCCGGTCCCCTGATTAGACGCCAGATAAAAGAAATTGTTGCCCATCGTGGAGGCAAGAGACATGGTAAACGAACCAGCACCCCCCGTCCACGTAAGAAGGCCCGCACGATTAGCCGCCAACACGGCGTAATTAGCCGACTGGGTAGTAACAGTATGAGCGGTATTAAGCGTAGTTGCAGAGACTGTAAGACCATACCCAACAAGCGAGGATGCGTCTGGGCTAGAAGTACCAGTTCCTAAACCAACTGTGCTGAAAGTGCCGTTGGCTGTAGAATTGTCCGTAAGATAAACGTAGACACCCTGACCCGCCGTGATAGTTACGATGGCTGTAACGCCATCATTAGCCACGACTTGAAAAGAATTAGAACCTTTATTAACAAAAAGAACAGACGCTCCAGTAGATCCCTGATTACCGGGGGGCATAATAAACTTAAGACTGCCCGCCGTAGCCGTGACATTCATGATGTCGGCAAGAGGATTGGAGCCGTCAATGGTTCCCGGCCACGTGTAAGTGGTATTAGCCGAAAGAGTGACGGTAGAATAGCTAGGATTAGAAGCGCTGACCGCAGTACCGCCGAAAATGTCCGTATACGTGTTGGTCATTTTTTGTCCTAAACCGTTAGTTGGACGTCTGGGCGCGGAAAGCGCAGGGTTATCGCATCAGACTGCCTCGCTGGCAACCTCCAGGGGTCCTTCTGGTCGCGGCATCCTTGAGTCTGGCAGACTCGAATGCCCGGGAAGTTCGGATCAGGACCAAGTTCCGTGTACTTCCGCTTCATTTTGCAACGATCGCATATCGCAACCGAAAGAGTGCCGGGGGCTTCGCTCATCGTGTGTATGCCGCAATAGCTGGAGTGATGTACTCCGGCGAGTTGTCACGCTCTTCAGCCTGCGCGTTCTTTAAAGCCTTATCAGCTAACCCCTGGAGAATTTGGAACCGATTAGGCTCGAAGGTCGGGTCTTCCAAGCACAAACGAACGGCAAGATCAGACACAAGAGCTTCCCACCAGCGCTGGGGTACTTCCACTTCTTGCTGCGCGGCAGTGACGTCTTGTAAATATCGATGGGTCCAGAACACGATGTAATCAAACGCGTTCGTCGGAACCGGCCAAAGGTAAGCTGTTGGGTAGGTTCGCCCATGCTGAAGCCAATACTGGAGCGCCCGCTGTCCGTCGGAGGAATACGACTTGTTAGGAAGATTAGCATAATCGTCTTGGTTAAGACGAGAAAGCGGAATGTCAGTTGGGTTATTAGCAAACGCTAGCTGCGATACATTCAGCGTTGCTCCACCCGTTTCCCGCACTCGGAAGTACAATGCATCATAAGGGGTTGCTATATCATACCAATAAAACTGCCCAGCAGCATAACTAGTAGAGCTAACATCGAGAGCAGTCGTATATGTAGTACCGTCTGATGAATACTCGAATATGAGGTCGTAGGTTCCGGCAACGTTAAACCAGATTCCGGCTTGTGTGACGGCGACTGCGCTACTGAATAAGTACCCAATGTTGCCGTTAATCGCGGTCTGAGTACACGGAGAGGAAAACGGGTAAGTCTGATTAAAAGCGCCCGAAGCCGTGCCGCTAGACGCGAAGGCCGTGCCGCCAGAGGAGAGGAGGGTGAGAGTCCGGTAATTGGCATTATCGACATCAATCACTCCCACTGGAAGAGGCATCTGGAGCTGATTAGGAATAACTCCAACGGGAGTCTGAGCAATGGTCCAGAGATACAACCCCTGAGACGCGAGCATAGATTGGAAGAACATGATCTGGTCGATCGCGCTTTCCAATACTTCCTGGGTAATGTCTGACGCCTTGCGACCACATCGCCTCATGGCGTGCTCAGAAAGCTTCGCCACATTGAACGATACAGTCCCAACGGTTCCTGAGGTAGCCATTAATGTCTCCTAACCCTCAAGAACGCAAGACACTCACCCCAACCCCAACCATACTCGGCGGGTGAATATCCATGCGCCATACAAGCATCATAAACCAGCCAAGCGTCCGACGCTAGATCTTCTAAATTAGGCACCGGCAAGACTGGTATGGATCACGGTATAAACCACTGAACCCGTACCCGAAGTGATGGTCAGACGAGTAGCCCTAGGAATTGTGCTGAAAACAGACTGCTTGCTAGTAGTAGCGCTAACCACGCCAGTATCCGTGGACGAGAAAGCCAACGGAAAGGCAGTAACATAGTTAAACGGGTCGTCCTGAGAGTATTCGACGGTGTAAGTTACCGTGCCAGTAACAGTACACTGGATGCCGATCGGAGAACCGTAAGCACCGTTGATGTCCATCGGGACCCAAACAGTGGAACCGGTGGTGTTGGTGCCAACCGTGATCGCGCCCGCCAGAGCGGCTGAAACCACTGCCGAAGTAATGGTGTAGAAATCGCGGGTCGAAGCGACCGTGCTGGCAGACGGCAGAGTCAGGGTCTCCGTGATGGTGTTACCCTGGATATCCGTTCCGGTAAGCACGAGCGTCTTACCAGTGTCCGCGCCTGCAGTAGTCGCAAGCACACGGCGCTGGGTGTCCAGAGTAGCGACACCACCAGTGACAGTCGAGCCATTAAGAGTAAGGGCACCAGCTCCCGCAGGGGTCTGCGAAAGACAGATGTTGGTGGCAGAAGCTGCCACAAGGGCTTTCGTAAGGACTACTGGGCGCATGGGATCCCCCTAGGAATGAGAAGGAAGGGGGCGCTGGAATCAACCAGCGCCCGCGTCCATTAGGCATAATACTGAGTTACGCCAAACATGGCAGTTGTACTCAGATTGGTCGATCGAATCGCGTCATACATGGGCAAAGACAGCGAGAACACGAGACGTCGAGTACCATCAGTAGAACTCGTGTAGCCAGTACCCGGACCAAGCGTCCCGAGCTGGTAAGTACCCCGAACATCAGTGGAAGTAGCCGTGCTGGTGGTAGCAGCTGTAACCCAACCAGTAGAAGCAGTCAACTGCAGACCGTTCCAGAACCCACTGGTGTATTCCCAAAATTCAGACTTAATGGGAAAACCAATAAGATCCGACGTTCCAATCGAGAAAGTGCCAGTAGACGAGCCACTCTTCGTCGGAGTTACCGACGAAATGTACTTGAACGCCTTGTTACCGTAAGCAGTCGAATTGGCAGAGACCGAAATAGTCTCCGACATCAGCACGCCATAAATGTCGTACCCACGAACGGTAACCGTCCAACCAGTATCAGACGCGTTGTTCGACGTAACCGAAACACCGCGAGTGAGAGTCTGAGTGGGGTCCCAAAGTGACATGGCCCCCGCCGTCGCCATCGGACTAACGGCAAGCCCGTAGTTCTGCTCAAGATTAAAGAGCGGAAGCGTGGCGCTCTGTCCCGGTGCATCCGCAACCACCAGAGTGGTGCCGGAAACCGACACTACAGTGGTAAACAGATTAGTGGTGGCCGTAGCACCGCCACCGGGAATCATGATCTTCTGACCGGCATACAAGTACCGAGCCGTAACAGCGCTGGTCAGGGTAACAGTAGTAGAAGCAGCCGTCGTGGTCACATGACCCGTGCCATAGCCCGGGTCAAGGGCCATAGCATAGACGACGTTGCCGGAAACGGCAGGACTAAGGCCGTACGGGACCAACGGGGTGCCCGGAGCCACCGAAGTGCTGATGGCCGTAACCAAAGTCATTGCAGTGCCAGAAACAGCCGTCGCAGCTGCTGCGATTTTTGCGGCACCGGCAGTATGCGGAACCGCATCGATCAGAACGATTTTGGGCGAATGCAGGAAACTGTCAACGCGGCCCAAAGAAGGGGCAGTTTCGCCACCGGCTGAAGCGCGCGGATCAAGGAACGAAACGCCCTGGAAGAACGCGCTGGGACCCTGCTCATTATCCGAAGTCTGCTGCGGGTTAAGGTTACCAGTGGTAACCAGAGGACCCGAAAGTTGACTAAGCATTTTCATACCTCCTTTTTAAGGAGGGGAGCCTTTCAGCTCCCCCCGCGATTATTAGAGGCCCGGGGTGCCGTACACGGCGCGGGGATCGGTCCATCCGGGAATGTAACGCTCCGTTGCCTTGTAGCGCATCGAGTCGGTTTCGAAATCGCCCTCCATGGACTTCTCCATCTTACGACGCCACAGGACCTTGAGGCCCTCCGGAGCGTCGGTCTGGACCCACCAAGCGGTGTTGGAAGTCAGACGGGAGAGGTTGGCCTGGCCACCCGACAGCATCCCCATCGACTTGATCGGGTTGATGTCGTTGTTGTTGGTACCAGTCCGGAGAACGGACTTGAGGAGCACTTCTGCCTGGAACACGTTGCTGGGGGCAACAACGAGCTTCTGAGGATTCAAACGGATGCGCTTGCCGTTGTTGTCAACAGCGTTACGGATCTGAATGAGCATCTGCTCAAGGCTGGTCTGCGACAGAGCCGCAGCAGTCCCAAGCTGATTCGAGAAAGTGCCGGAAGCGATCGGGTGAGCGGTGTTGACCAGCGAAACGCCGTCGCCGCCCGTGTACGCGCTGTTGAAGGCGCGGTTCAGGACGTTGGCGCAGAGCGTCTCCTTCGTCTCGACCAGCGACTGGGCGAGATGGCGGGAATAGACCTGGCCAATACGGATGTGATCGCCGTCTTCCACCAGAACCTTCGTCAGAGCGAAGGCGAGGCCGAAGACCTTGTACACGTAGCGGGCGAGGAACAGCGTACCACCGGCCTGATAGTTAACCGGTGTGCCGTCGGGAAGCTCAGGGGCCGCACCAAAACCGAAGAGAACCGGCTCTTCGTGATAGTTGCGGGGAATGCCCTTACCCTCGAAGAAGATTTCCTTCCATTCATCGGCACGCTGGTCGTAAACGCCATCGAATGCCTCGTTAAGCACCGGCTCAACGATAGAACGGAAGTCTGTAGAACGCATGGGAAGTGCCATAATAGACCTCCGTTATATTAGAATGCGACCTTATTGGACGTGTACTGGTGAGTCGCGATACGAGCGCGAACGATGACATAAGCATCGCCCCAATCGTTATCGATACCGTAGTACTTGTCCAAAATGCGCATCTGGCCCTGTACGCCAGAACCAACGAGAGTGCTGAGCGTGGCAGCCGAAAGACCGGTCAGCGAGGAGCCAGCGGTCAGGTTCGAGAAGTTAGCTTCGTCACCAATGGAAGTCTGAGCCAAAGTGGCGTCCGACTGGATCGTGTATTCGATATTCGGGTCTTCCCAGAAATACGCAACCAGATCGGTGGCACCAAGCGTGGTGCTGGCGACCCAATTAGGCAGTTCGCGGCGACGGCCCGTCGAATCAGTGAAAGACACGCCAGCAAAAGCGCCGACGAAATCTTCCGTGCTCGACACCGGGGCAATGAGACCCGCAGTGGTGAGCTTTACAGGCTGGAACTTGTAAATGTTCGTGGCGTAGCCCGAAGCGATAGCGTTGGGAAGTGCGCGGGGGCGCACGAGACCAGACGGATTCTCGATCGGACGAAGCCCGTAGGGAGCAGATGTTGCAACCATTGGTCCTACCTCGTGAGGAAGAGTTTCATGATGTCGTCCTAGTTAAACTTGGGACGACGCTGTTTACCAAGCTCCTGCGTACCATCACCCATGATAACTCGCCCGCCCGCACGCTCCAGACCATCTTTAATGGATTCCAAGTTAGCGGTAAGCTTCTGCTCCTCCGACAAAGGAGCGTCGTGATAAAGCTCGCGCATGTACTTGTGCCAAAGGTCTTCCGGCAGTTTGAACAGGAGCATCTCGTTGACCGCGATGAAACCTTCCCATTCGCCACCGCGACGGCCACTGATTTCAAAAGACGGGATGTCTTCTGCCTTCACTGGAACGTAGCCGAGACGAACACGACGCTGAATCGGGTCTTGGGGATTAGTAGTAGAGAGCCAACAAAACCGCCAACCTGCGACAGCGGGCGGGGTGGGAAGAATATCCTGAGACCAGACAGTCTGCAGCTCGTTCAGCCGCTCGTTGTCGTCCAGTTCACGAGATTCCTCTAGTGCGCGATCCACCATTGCGCGTGAGATGCGGGTGTCAGAATCATCGGATTCTTCTACTCGCTTCAGCCGATCATCCGCCGGGGTTACCGTTGCCGGGATTTCCGGAGGAGAAGGGCGATTCTGTGGCGTTGCCATTATTGTATCCTTCAGCGCTGCGTGGCGTTACGTTGACGAACGCGGGCGCGCTCAGAGAGAACTTTCTTAAGGCGAGCGGGGTCATCCCAGATCCCGGCTTCCTTATACATCGAGACCTCTTCCTTGGAAAGCGTACGACGCTCTGCGTCTACACTAACCCTGCCGGAAGATGTACGAGGTGGACCGCTGCTGCGGGCAGAAGAAGCCACGGAGCGCCTTTCACGAAATCCAGAAGAATCATCATCGACATCAGAATCACCACGAGAGTCAAACCGATGAGCAAGGCGACTCTTAACACGCTTGCGAAGCTCCTTCCAATACTCGGGAGTACGAGGATCGAAGCCCTCTGCCCGAACGGCGGAATCCAAAGCTTTAACTACCAGCGAGTCTTCCTGCGTCGAATTTCCGTTGTACCAGGAATGGTCCTTCAGAAACTGCGTACCATGCTGGATCACCGCAGGGTCGACTGGACGAGGCTGCTGAGTTTGCTGGCGAGCCTGATTAATGTACGTCTGCTTGGAACCGGCCAGAACCTCGTGCTGACGACGAGCCTCATAATAATACTCAGTAGCGCGTACGTGAGCCTCCGAGTCGCCAAGTGATAGCGCATCGCGCATCGCCTGTTGAGCGTTCTGAATGTGGCTCGAAGCATTGTTAATCTGCTGATCAAGGCTCTGCAGATCCTGATTAAGGCCGCGCTGTTCATAAGAACCCATCCGCTGAGCAAGTTCGTCAATTTGACGACGCTGGGACTGGATGAGCGCGTCCTTCTGATTCTCGCGATCTCGACGCATCTCCCTTTTGCGTCGACGCTCTTCCCTGCGGCGAGCCTGCAGACTATCGCGGTCATCATCCGGATCATCAGAGTCTAGAGAACCCCCGTCAGCGTACTCCTCCGCCCCGTCCGTGGCCTCTGGCTGGGCAGACGGGTCTTCGGTGTCATCACCACCCTCGAACTCATCGAAGGCATTATCGTCATCATCTTCAAGATCGCGTACGGACATTTCGCGCTCCCTTAGACGAAGGCTTTGATTGCAAGCGGATCGCCCACAACCTTGCCAATAATTTCATGATCCTTGTAGATGACAAAGAGAGCTGGCTCTTCCTCACCCGAATCTACTTCCCACCGGTCGCCGCCGTACTTGGGAACACGGACAAAATCGCCTGGCTGACACCAAGCACCCTCGGGCCACGGGTTCAACGACGTACGGTGATGAAAAGCCAGAGGGCCAAGGCTTACGACCTTGCCAATCTGAGTATTCCACTTTTCGGTGTCGCGAGCCTCATCCACGAGGATAATGCCGCCCTTAGAAACACGTTTTGCAGTACGAATCTGCAACAAGATCCGATCACCGAAAGGGATGATTCCCGGATCGATGCTCGGGAACGCAGCAGCCATCTCAGCAGCGTACGCCGCCTCAGCTGTTGAATTCGTCGTCATCGTCATCGTCATCGTCTTGGTCACTTCTCAGAAACTCCTCTAAGATGGCAAGGGATTGCTCCAATCCCTTAATGTGAGCCACTCTCGCTCGGTAATCAGTATAATCCGACGCGAGAGTGGACACAAGATTTTCTGTTCGCAGGGTTATCTCGGCCTTTATCTTTGTGATATAGACCGCTATGTAACGAGACATTTACTTAGCGCGACCGCCCTTCTTGGCCTTCATCTTGCCAGCGTCGTGCATCTTATCCATGGGGGACTTTTCCCAATCCTTCATGGACATCCCGAATTTCTTCGAGAGCTTCTTGTCGCCGCGCATGTCTGCCGGTGACCCTTCCTTGAGGGGCTTAGCCATAGGTTTCTTGGCCATGATTAATACTTCACGCTGCCGCCGCAAGCCATGCACTTGCAGCTCTTGGCGTGGGCCTTGCCACCAGTCTTCATGCCATCACCCATAGCCATTTTCTTGTGCTGGCCCATGAAGGAAGCCTTGAGGGTTGC